CGTGTTAGTGGTCTAGGATTGGCCATCAGAACATCAATGGCTCAATTCGAGCCTCCAGTCTGGCAAATGACAGGTGCGCCCTGCTGTCGCCGGTAAACTTCTGAATCCTCCAGTTACGCATCTTGCCTTGTCGCCGCCAGCACAATCTCTTCTGGAAGTCGCCTGGCCCGCCAGTAGAAATGGGTGCGTCGGCAGTGTAGTCAATCCCGTCATAAGACCATGACGTGCTGATGACGGTATCCGCGTCAACTCGCCCGGTTAATGCCACCAGCTCAAGGTCGTGGAATACTGCCCCCATGCCTGAGTTGTAAACGATAGCGGTGCCAAACTCCCACCGGACAATCTCGCCCCAGTGAGCGCCATTGGTGTCGGAGAACGTACCCAATGCCGTTGATTGTGGGTCTGCGATGAGCCACTTGTTGTATGCCCAGACAAATGATCTAGCGCGATACTGGGAAAATCCTGTGATGGCAGATGTCATGACAAGCCAAACTGGCACCCGTAGCTGTGCACTTGCAGTCGCGTCATAGACCAATGTTCGATCAGGAAGGTGGACGTACAGGTAATCATGAGCCTTGTCGTTTCTAGCCTCAACCAATGATATAGACAATTGCTCTTCGGTGTAATCAAGCAGGATGGTGTCAATTTCATTAGAGCTGATCTTGATGGTCTGCCCAGAGGCTCCCATGTAGATGCTTGGTGCCTCGTTTCGGCCTGACCCAACAAAGGCTATTGCTTCCATAAATACGCAGCAGGCGTGAACCCCTACGCAGCCCTTGGATATCTGTGCGCCATCAATGCGAGCAAACGGAAACAGATCCCCGCCGACGTTATCAAATACCTCGATGGTGTAACGGTTTAGTGCGTGAACCTCGTTGCGTAACTTCAGCAGCGCGACCACAGGGTCAGGGTCAATCTCAGACGCCCCATACTTAAGCGGATTGACAGCAAGAGGATCATTTAGTTCAGTGACAACCAAGAATTCGCCGTCAGTGGTCATGAAGTAGCCATCTACCCATACCATGTCAACAACAGTACCAAGGTCAGGGTCGGTCACTTGGGTGAGAGTGGCTCCATCCCAGTAGAATAGGTTTCCATTGCTGGCGATCGCCAACAGGTCAAACGAGTAGTTGAACGTGACGTGCTGGTCGAACGTGGAGCCGCCAACGTCACCAAGGATTGTAACGACGTTATCTTCTGAAACAGAGATCAGCTTGCTGCCAGAAACTCGATAGCAGACATCGTTCCAGTTAATGCCGCCACGGTCAACGCCAATGCCAACGGCCTCTGCAACCATTCCCTCGCCTGGTCGCAGGTAGCTGTTGCTGATCCCAGTCGCCACCGGAACCGGCGCAAGGTTGACAGGGTATAGAGTCCTGAATCGCGGGTCTGCATCGACGTACACACCGCTCAGGATTGGAATTTCCATGTCTACCCCTTAATTTTGCCCAGCAACATTTTTAATGCCGTCGCATTCCACGGAAAGAGCCAGGCAGAGAATTTGTGACCATATACGGATTCCATGTGCTCGCGTGAAACCCAAGACCTTGACCAGTTATCAATATACTGCCCATTATATCTCAATACCGCGTGCCCACCACCATTCGACGTAGTGACCAAGAATACCTTGGCGCTGCCGAATATAAGCTCGTACCAGAATTTTGATAGCGATCCGGTCTCGATGAACAGAGCGGTCAAGGCAAAGTCATCGCAATCACCACGATACTTGCCGTCAGCGTCAGGCTTCATGATACGCCAAGTATCTATCTTGCCATCTGACTCGTACTCGAATCGCTCTGCTAGGTCTTTAATGTTAATGGGACTCTCCGACTAGATGCCTTGACCTGGTGTGACGTACACAACAGCAGTACCAGACGCTGACTTGCCAGTGAAGAACGCATTGGGGCCAAGTCGCAGCACCTCACAGGTTCCAGCAAGTAACGGGATAGACGTTGCTACTGCGCTGGCGTTGGCAATAGCTGCAGCAGACGTGGCACCGACACCAAGAAAGACAGTGACAGTGCTGTCATTGACAATTCGGTACTGGCCTGCGCTAGTACCTGACGTATCACCTATTGGCGCTTGCACAGCAGTTGGAGGCGTTGGTGTAGCAGCCGTGAATGAGACTGTCGCCCCAAGTGGCGCAAATGGCAGAACGAATGTGGACATGGTGTGCTCCTAAAGTTGTGTCGATCTTGTTTTTTTAGCTCATATCCGCATTTAGTAGATATTTAAGTATTTGACATATACATCATTAGTTTGGCCTGCGAGAGCTGTATATGTAACCCGTATGGAATCAAACGCAGAATCTACTGCATACGCTGAAGTATCAGAGTTGATCGCAAACTTTGTGTATGATGAGCTTAGTGCGCTACCTGTGTTATTGATAATAGTCGCAACAAATACACCACCTAGATATAACTCAACAGAAAGGCCAAAAGTGGAAGCGTCTATATCGCTTCTGTACTCCGTTTCAAGTATGAATGTGCCTTTTACTCCAGTAATATCAATGGAGTTCGCGTAAACCGAACCATTTACAGCATTGTCAATAAAGTAAACAGTGTTTCCCTGATCTCTGATCAATGAGCCGTTCGCAACAGCCGACCATGCCGATATATTATTTGTGCGCTCAGTAACATTTACTGGCGCACCGTATGCAGGTAGCCTAGTTAAGTTTTGCGCTTCTACAAAACGGTTGCCAAATGCTGTGGCATTGAATTGATAAGAACTCCACTGCAAGCCACCAGTTAGGAATACGTTATTTGATACGGTTGGGTACTGGCTAGCTTCTAGCACCGCACTGCCCAAGATATTTGCCCGAAATATGTTATCTGTATAAACACATCTCAACCCTGAGATTTCTCTCAGGCCATACCCAGAATTACCAAGCAATATATTGTTTGATACAATACAATCGGTTGGAGATAGGGTGGTTGGGTTAGTGATAAAGGCCACATCATCAACATAGCCCGCATAATTAGCCCCAACTGGTGGGCCATATATATCTAGCAAAATCCCGTCACGCGCATTATCTTTACAAATGTTGCCTATACAAGTTACTCGCTGAGTTCCCGCAATTTCAATACCGTGCTGCCCTAAAGCCCCAATACATTGATTATTGATGATGGTGTAGTCAGAACCTATCCCTGCAGTAATCCCAACGTCAGAGACAGCGCCATAACAGTAGTTGTCAGAAATAATAACATTTTTGTTATAGTAGTTTGTGCGAATAGATGAAAATCCGTTTAAGCAAACATTGCCATGAATCAGAAGATTTCGTGTTCTAACTGGGCGTATACAATCACCCAGTCCTTTCGCAGTATCCGTACCTTGATCTATTTTATTGTTCCGTATTTGTATGTCATACGCTTCAGCGGTGTTAGTAGTAAAATACCTATCTTCACCACCTGTTATAATAGCGTTATTATTAAAGTCTTTAAGATAACAGCCTTCAATAACACCTGACCCTGCGGCAAGAGCGATACCGCTTTGATAGTTAGCCGGGGTTCCTGTGTTATTGGCTTTGTTGCCATCAAATTGCAAATTATAAATCTCTACCCGCACATCAGCGGTATTTACAAACAAATCTTTGTTAATCGTAGAGTTATCTTTTCGCTTAATAATTGACAGTAAGTTTGACTCTCCACGAACCGTTACTGTTACTGGCGTGGTTAAATAATCGACAAGGTACGTTCCTCTTGGGAACAGTATTTCTCCCCCAAGATTCAAAGCCGCCTGAATTGCCGCCGTACTATCTGTCGCTCCAGTTGGGTCAGCGCCATAGTCCAGAACATTGACCGGAGCGCCTTGAATCATAATGTTTGTAGCTTTAGTTAAACTCATAATATATTCCTACACTGCGTAAGTAATTGCATCAATTGAAGCGGCATAGGCTGACTTGGCTGCATCGGTAAAGACAGCGGAGGCTATGACAACTACGTCTGCGTCTTCGGCAGACAGGTCTGCATCTGGTGTCAGTACATGACGGCGGAATGACCGGCTGATCTCTTCACCGTCCCGGCTAATGATCGTAGCAGTACGAACCTGCACCACTGGGTAACCAGCAGCAAGGTTCAATACCTCAATTTTGTCGTTCAATGTTACTTCTGAAAGTGCCATGTTTATCTCCTTGGTTTTGGACTGTCCACCCTCTAGGGGTAATCAATTAAACAAAATAAGAAAAGCTATAATTTAATGTGGAGTTTGTCCCTACAGGATATGTGTTGTCATACTTCCACATAGTAAAGGTTGAGGCACCGTTAGGGGCTTGTATTGAAATAATATGGCCGCCAAGTCCACTTGACCTTACAGAGCCAGACCCTCCATCCGCACCAATAACAAATGGTAATCCAGAAACAGTAATATAAGATGCGCCAGTTCCATTGTCATTGATCTTTATATATCCAGATATTGTGACTTGCTGGCCTATTTTTGTATATTTTCCAGTAGCTGTATAGCTTGTAATTGCTCCAGCCGCAGGGGCAATACTAGGCGTCCAAGTCCCCTCCTCGTAGTCATCTAGCAGCTCGCTTGTGCCCGTGCCAGCCGTGGCTGAGAAGTCGATGCCTTTGCCTGATGCTAGAACCACGTTGCCAGATGCCAAGCTAAGATTGCCGTTGGCGGCAAGCCTCATACGCTCAACTGATGTATCAGTACTTCCGCTGTTTTTACCTTCGGTGTAAAACCCTAGATATGAGCCATAAGTAAATGAGGCAGCGTCCCGCCCAGATAAAATTTTAGCATGTTCATGGCCTGTTCCGTCTGGAGTCCCGCGATAAACAGTAGCTGTATCTGTAATTGATATTAAATCAGTATTTACTGATGAATATACTCCACCTACGCTTAATTTATAAGCTGGGCCAGAATTTGCTATTCCGATATTGCCATCGGCAGCAACGGTCAATCTATCTATGCCAGCAGTAGAGGCAACTATTACATCGGAACCGGGAAAGTCTATATTTGCCTGTCCATCGCTTTGACCAATGCCGTAGCCAGCATCCATTGCAATGTTATTGCTTCCGCTAGTGTTACCCTTCGCCAGAATCTCGCTCAGAGTGTCCGAGGCCAATGCCAGTTGTGTTGATACTGTTTTAAGCATTTTTATTACCTATAATTTTATGAGCATTGACATGGCACTTGCGCCGTATGCTGACGAAAAAGTTCGTTAACTTCAATTGCCTATTACTCCAAAGTTTGTTGGTATGGATTTTATATAATCCGAATTACTTTATAGACAATATCTGCTGCGCCGCCACTGGTCTGTGTTGCTTGTATATTTGTACCCGACACAGTAAGTGATAAATATGTACCCAGATCAGCGTTCTTAATACTTAGCACCGTTCCATCATTTATAAAAGTCGCAGTAGATACAAAGGTGCCACCACTACTATATAAATAGGCGAATACCTGATAAACAAAAAACGCACTTGTTTCTACTATTGTGTAAGTCGTAGCTGTGACAGAGGCAGTTACTAATCCAGAGAATGTGCTGCCAAGAGTATCGGGTTTTACTGACCCGCCAGTGATAGTTGTGCCAGCCTCATTATTAACAGTGTTCCCAGTCACCGCGCTATTGACAGTCGAAAAACCGATTGGCGTGACACTGCTTATAGATGTTATCAATACGCCTTTAACAATATTGGATAGAGAGGACGCAGAACATTTTATAATAGCGGTTCCTGCAGGAATGACTCCTGATACCCCTACTGTTACTGATCCAGCAACATAGCCTACATTTGCTGCAGCGTCTTCTATTTGTACAATACCCCGACCATCTAAATTATTCTGAAATGCAATGTCTATGACATTGAAATAGCATATAGACTCTTGAATAAGCATGAACGATGGTAGAGCTTCCACAGTTCCAGAAAATTTACAACTGGTTATGCCGTATGCAACTACAGCATACGGGTTAACGCCAGAGCCAATGTTGTCTGATCTCCAATAGCAATCTATGAATTCATGGGATATTGACCCGCGCATTACCATACAAGGCGTGTTCACTGTGTGCGATATAAAAAGGCAAGCGATAAATGTATTCACTACTGATGAAGTTATCGCTGTATCCAAAGACCCGCTAGTTGGTGAAAACGCAGCGTCATCCGCATTAGTAGAGTACAACGGCAAGTCTGCAAATAATTTAACATTCTTGAATATGTTAAGCTCACCTCTACCATTCCATATTCCAATTCGACCATTGCCGCTATTAGCTGCTATATTAGTTAGCAGTGTAACTACTACATTTTCATACATATTATACTGGGCGTATGGGTTTGTAGTGCAACGGTCAATGTAAATTCCGACTCTAGCCGTTCCAGAGTACAGATTTATGTTATTCATAACGCAATGGTCTGTGGACGACATATCAATAATGTAACTTGTTGATGACGAGTATATAGTTACCCGCCCCTCGCCTATCATTTGGACGTAATCGCGTTGTGAACAGTCAATAGTAGCGTTCACGGTATAGTTTCCACTTGGGAATAACAAAGTTACTCTGCCTGCCCCGCCTGATGTCTTGCTTGGAGCGTAGGAACTTGCACCGTTTGGTATTGAGTCTAGTGCAGCTTGGATAGCCGCCGTACTATCTGTCGCTCCAGTTGGGTCAGCGCCAAAATCTAATACAGATACAGTCTCTCTCAGCTTGGCCTGTACAGTGGTTAAGACTGCACCAGTACCAGCAGGCGTATAGGATACCAAATCTGAACTGGTCTCAGCCCCAATAGATACTGCCCAACCAAGCACCTCGATGTTCGACAACGCGGGAGGTGCCTCGCTGAAGATTATGTTGACCCCAGACACTGTATAGCCAGCACGTTCCTGGTAGACGCCATCAATGAAGATTTGCAGCTCGTTGCCCAATGCGCTAGGGATATTCAATAGCGCGAACGTGGTCGTCGTGCCGTCGCCAGTGAAGTCTTGACGAACAATTTGAGATACGCCGCTACCAGATCCAGATCCAGTTGTGCCTATGTTGTACCAGGTCTGCTGTGCTGAGTTGTACCGGACACTGAATGAGTCGTAACCGTTAATCTGAGTTGGTGCGCCAAGGACAGTTGCCCCTGAGCTAGTAATGACGAACGTGGATACGGAGGATGTGAATACAACCGTGATCTGTTGGTCGTTAACGGCAGATGTTGCTGGCGGTAAAGTGATCGCGCCATTGGTGAAGTTGAGCGTTGGGTTAACGATCATCCAGATAGAATCGCCAGTGGCACCAATATCAACTGTAAAGTAGTCAACTGCTGGCGCAACGATCCGGGTACTGTAATCGGGGTCTGCGAAGTATGATTCAACGAATGCCAACAGGGTGCTCATTGATGCCTTTCGGGTGTCTCCGTTGGAGCTATCCCAAACTGGTATCTGATCACTCGGCTGTAGGACATCTACAC